CCCACTGGATTTTCATCAAGTAGAATTCTTGGCGGAATAGAGGTTGCCTGGGCTGGAACATATGGATCAGCATGGACTGGATTTGAAGCTATAAATATTTATGCTGGAACATCAAGTTCTGCTACTGGAGGAACATATATAAAAGTAGGTCAAATGACCGCTAATAAAATTGAAAATAAAATTGTAGTTCCAGTAGATGGAACTTACGTTAGATATAATGTTGCAGTATATATCCATGCAAGCTCTGTAAATAGAAATGGTATAGAGTCAGCAATTAGTGCAAACGTTACAAGTCAATCTTCTGGTGCAAGATCTGCAATAGGTACAGATTTAGCAGATGAAATTATTTCAAATGCAAAACTAGTAAACGATGCAGTTACTGAAGCTAAAATTGCAACCTCTGCAATTACAGAAACTAAGATTTCAAATGATGCAGTCACTTCTCAAAAAATTATTGCTAATGCAATTACTGCAGATAAAATTGTTTCTGGCGCTATTATTGCAGATAAAATTGCAACAAATGCAATTACAGCAGGAAAGATTCTTGCTGGAGAAATTGATGTAACAAAGCTATCAGCTGGAACAATATCTGTAAATAACCTTGAATCTGGAACATTAAGCGCAACATCATTTATTCGTGCTGGAACAGCAGGATCTTCTAGAATAGAAATATCAAGTGCCGCAGTGTCAGCTTCATCTATATTGGCTGGGCTTTATATTTATAATGGATCAACGGCAGTTTTACAAGCCCCGCTTGGCGGAGGGTTAACTATAACTGGATCTTTGACAGCAACAGAAATATCAACATCTTCTGGCAAATTTTCTGTTAACACTGGAGGGATACTAACTGCAACTGGAGCAAGTATTGGCGGAACCATAACAGCAGAAGGTGGAACAATTGGTGGAATCACAATTGCTGCAGATGGCATACAAAATTCTGGAAATACATTTAAAATAGATAGCAGTGGAATCATAAGAGCTGGATCATCTTCTAGCAATGCAATTATAATTAGTCCCACACTTGGAATATATCATAGCGCAAATGGTGGATCTACTGCATCTGGAAGATTTACTCTTGGTTTATCTTCAAGCACAATTTCTGGCTGGACAATAGGAACATCAACATTATCTTCAGGCAATTTAACTCTTAATAGCAATGGAACAATTACCACAACTAATCTTACAATTTTTGATACAGGAAGAATTTTAAATTCTGGAGGATTTGAAGTAACCGCTGCTGGTAAATTAATTGCAACGGGTGCAGAAATATCTGGAACAATTACTGCAAGCGCATTGGATACAACAGCATTAGATATTGCTTCAACTGGAGCAATTACAACAACAAGCGGCAATTTTGGAGTAACATCTGGAGGCATTCTTTCAGCAACTAATGCAGTTATATCTGGATCAATAAAAGCTGGATCATCAACAAACTACACACAGCTTTCTACCAATACCTATGGACAGGGCTCTATAGATTTTATTTATGGCGCCAACAGTGCAAACATATACTATGATGGATCGGGTTGGCTTCAAACATTAGTATCTAGCCCAGGTAATTTTTCATACATAAGCCATAAATCAACTTCAATTGAGGTAAATTCACCTGTAATTTATATGTATGGAAGAGGCGAAGTTAATAATACCTGGGGATGGGGATCATATTCAACTACTGCATCTGAACAAACTGAAGGAACCACAATCCTTTCAAATTCTATTCAGATAAGAAGAAATAACGGACAAGCTTTATGGCTACATAGATATTCTTCATCTGGAACAGTAGAGATAGCACGTTTTATCTATAATGGATCTGATACTGGAGGAATTAACGTAAATGGTTCCTCTGCTGCATTTAGAACTCCATCAGACTATAGACTTAAAGAAAACATTGAAGACTACAATGATTCAATTAACAGAATTAAATCAATTAGATTAAGATCGTTTAATTTAAAATCTGATCCAGATAAAAAAGAAATAATCGGGTTTGTAGCCCACGAACTTGCAGAAGTTGATCCAGAATTAGTTGTGGGAGAAAAAGATGCATTAGGCTTAGATGGAAATCCAGAATATCAATCAATTATGTCTGGCAACCTAGTACCATATTTAGCTGGAGCACTTAAAGAAGTTATTATTAAATTAGAAAATATAGAGTCAAGACTTGACGCCCTAGAAGGATAATGTTATCCTTATTACTAATAGATTGGAAGAATAATGTCAACAAAGGCAGAATTGATTATTACCGCCCTTCAACAGCGTATTGGAGAAATTGTAGCAAACTATGAAACTCAGATTGCAATACTACGGGCAGAGCTTACTCAGCTTATGGAAAAAGATGTTCAAGAAGAATCAACAGAAGACAGTAACTAGCCCAACCATTTTCCCTTCAGGAATTGCAGTCAAGACCGACAAAGGAATTTACTGGATTAAAGATGGCAAGAGGTTTAAGCTTATATCAGACAGGGCTGCAAAGTCGTGGATGTTTACAACCGTACTTGCTACCGAGTCTGCTGTGTCAGGAATGAAGTTGGCAGGGAAGCTAGGATTCAGGGACGGCACCTTGATAAAGAACATAGCAGATGGTAAACTATATTTAATATCACAAAATAAAAAAAGGCATATTGTTGATCCAGATACATTTAATAAATACGGTCTAGATCGCTCACAAGTAATAGAAGTAAGTGCTTTTGAGACAAGTATGCATGAATTAGGAGAAGAACTATAATGGCTACACCATTTGAGACTATTACATTTAATGAGGGTGAACCACTAGACCCAAATAAGTTAAATAAGTTGCAGGAAAACATTGTAACTACATATGCTACAGCCAATACTCTTTTTAATTCAACAATAGATGGACAGACTGTGTCATACAAAACAATTACAGATTGTGGAGTTATTGAATGTACTGGTGTTTCAAAAGGCACAACAAAGTCATTTGATCTAGACTTAGGTACAGGGTTTGAAAATGTAGGAACTAATCCACCAAGAGTTGTTGCAACGCTTTCTGGAGGACTTGGAACTGGCGATGTAGTAACAATATCAATTACTGGTGCAGCAACATCTTCTCCAAAGCTATTTATATCAAATAGTAATTCAAGCAGATCTACATTTAATGTTATGTGGGTTGCTGTTCAAAAAGTAGCAGTATAAGCATTGACAATCAGTAAACATATGTTACAATTATTGTAACATCAAAGTCACGTACCCGTGACTTTTTTAATTATTAAGGTGTTTTAATGTCAAACGATTTAAAGTGGATGCTATCATCCGATCAGCAATTCCCATATCAAGATGATAAGATGATTGCTTTGTGGTTTAAAGTAATGAAGTGGTTTAAGCCAGATGTAGTAGATTATCTTGGGGATACAGATGACCAAGCATGTTATAGTAAGTATACAGAAGGTCGCTCTGCTGAATTTATGCAATTGCACAAAGATGATAGCCGTGACTTAATTGTTCCAATGATGAGGCATGAGGCAAAAGGAGCCAGAGACTTTTACGCTAAGACAAGAGAGATGCTTCCAGACGCACAATTATTCTCAGCTCTTGGAAATCATGATGTTAGAATTTTTAATTATGTTGATGCAAAGCTTCCAGACTATTTAAATGAAGTTACCCCAGAGTCTTTGTGGAGCTTAGACTCTTTAGGATATGATTATATTTATTATGACAGCCTTCCACGCAAACGCTTTGGAGACATTCATGTTCACCATGGACTTTCTGTTTCTGCAACTGGTGCGGTTAGAAAAGATATGGAAGACATGCAGGTATCTTTAATTAGAGGACACTCGCACAGAATTGCTTCACATATGGTAACATATGAACTTAGAAATAATGGCGAAGGAGAAACCTTGCGTGGTTATGAGATTGGCCACATGTGTGATGAAAAGGGTCCAGGAATGAAATATACCCAACATCATGATTGGCAAAAGGGCTTTGCTATAGCTCATATTGAAAATGGAGAATATCCACACGTTCAGATGATTCATGTATCTCCAAATTATACATGCGTAGTTGATGGAAAGTTGTTTAGTTTATAATGAGATGTAAGAAATGTGACGGCAGAGTATTCATTGATAGAGTATTCTCACAGAAACTACACATGGAGCTATTCTGCGTTATGTGTGGAAAACGATGGATGATTAATAAGGAAACGAATGCGCTTGCAAAATGGCTAGACAACAAAGAACTCCAGCACCGAAGAAGTTCCTCTATTTCTTCTTAAATGACAAGATACATAAAGTATTAAAGTCATCAAGATCAAAAGATGAAATTATCGCCTGGTGCTATCCAGATAAAAAGCGTGTAATGTATTCTTATTCACAAGTAACTAAATACATGGAAAACGCTTTTACCACATCTCAGGTGGGGGAAATTTTAGGAAAGCATAAGGTTACTATTGAAGACTACATACTTGAAGGAAAGATTAGGATGCCACACAGAGTTTATCCTATCGGAAATCCAGATAGCAAATGGTCTAAGTATATGTTTAATCAAAAAGACATATTAGAATTGCATCAATTTATTTTAGATGATGGGCACTCTTCAAAACTGCCTTCAAAAACTGAATTGCTGGCTATTCTCAAACACAATACAATATTGTATACTAAGACAGAAGATGGAAAGTTCGTACCTGTATGGAAGGCGGAGTAATGACAACAAAAGTAAAAGTAGACCTATCCTTTACTAGGAATCTAGGTAACTATGAAAGTATTAAGATAGGCATTGGAGTAGAAGACGATCTTCGTCTTGGCGAGAATGTTGAGTCTGCAACTGAAAGGGTATATAAGTTTGTAGAAGATAAGCTTATTGAAAAGACTCGTGAGGTTGAGGAAGAATTAAAGCGTGGAAAATAAAAAAGAACCTTACGTTCTGATTAGCCTATATCAATCTTTATATAAAGAAAAGTATGGTCGCACACCACAGATAAATAAATTTCGTGAGAAGTGGGCTATGCAAGATGTGATTGATAGTGTAGGATTTGATCGTGCTAAGGAACTTTTAAAGTATTATTTTTCATTGCCTAAAGGCGGACATCCATTGCCATTCTTTCTGTATAACTTTGATAGAATGGATTCAGTTGAGGTTGAGTCGCAAAAGGATAAAGCAAGACGTCGTTTGTTACTAGAAGAAACGAAGAAAATGGTTGAGAATGGCGGAATAGAGTGAACACAGAAGCAACATTAATATCTGCCGTATGTAAGAATAAAGACATTAGTACTCTTCTAGCAGACAACGTAGATGAGCTATTTACTTCCCATAGGGATATTTGGGAAGGCCTAAAATCATATTATTATAAGTTTAAGGCTGTCCCAGAAGTTGGAATCCTGACTGAGAGATTTAAAGACTTTGAGCCAGTTGAATCAAAAGCAGAGACAGGCTACTATCTTGACAAGCTTAAGAATGAATTCCTTTCTAACAAACTAAAGAACATTCTCATCAAGAGTGGTTCGATGCTTAAAGAAGATGCCGCATCAAGAGTTCTTGCAGATATGCAAAGTCAGTTAGCAAATCTTAGTAGGTTCACAAATAATGTTCGTGACTTAGATATTACTGATTCAGAGTCTGCAATTAGACACATGGAAGCACTTAAGATTCGTTCTGCAGAAATGGGTGGGTCTCCAGGAATTAAAACTGGGTTTGAAGCAATCGACCTTGCGTACCCTACTGGTATGGCTCCAGGACATTTAATTGTTGCTATTGGTTGGCCAGGCCGTGGTAAGACTTGGTTCACTTCCTACCTTGCTTGTAAGGCTTGGGAGCAAGGGTTTAAGCCAATGATTGTGTCACTTGAAATGGCACCAGAGAATATGCGTGATCGTATTTATACAATGCTTGGTTCTGGTTTGTTTAAGGCTAGCGATTTTTCTAGGGGAGATATCAATGTTGATGATTTCCGATCATGGAGCACTAAGAAGTTTGAAAACAAGAATAGCTTTATTTTAGTTTCTAATGAAGGAAATACAGAAGTTACTCCAGCAACTATTCAAGGAAAGATTGATCAGCATAAGCCAGACCTAGTTATCCTTGACTACCACCAACTCTTCAATGACAATAAGCGAAGTAATTCAGAAGTAGAGCGTAACCGTAATATTTCTCGTGAGTTTAAATTGCTTGCTGTATCTAACAATATTCCAATCATTGATATTACTGCTGCAACGGCTGACGATATTTCAGATCAAGACAACCCACCAATGATGAGCCAAGTAGCTTGGTCAAAGGCTATTGAGTACGATGCTGATATGGCTATGGCTGTTCATCGTTACCCAGGAACAAATATGATTGAGGTTGTTTCACGAAAGAATAGACATGGTCACGAGTTTGGTTTGTATTTAGACTGGGATATTAATAGAGGTATTGTTAAAGAAATTTACGAGAATCCATTCCAGAATGACTCACAGAAGAATTAAAAGATTTCAGATCAATGTTGAGTTTCACGACAATGCTCAGTTAATTAGTTTAAGACCACAGTATGAAAACCTCTTAACTCATGACATGAGATCGAAAGGCTATGTAAAAGTACTTGACATAGACCCAGCATTTTCGGTAGAATTCACGGGTGAGACATGGAGGTTCTTAATGACACTTCATGGAGTTTATGTAGGAAAGAAGAAGGCATGGCTATCAGAAGGTATAACGCAAGGGAAGTTGATTCCACGCAATATGCTCCAGCCCACATCAAATCAATCCTAAAAGAATTAGGACTGGATGTAGTTGGTGAAACATCAAATGATTACCTATGCTACTGCCCATTTCATTCAAATAGACATACATCTAGTTTTAGCGTAAGTCGTGAAAAGGGTGCCTTCATTTGTTTTAACCCCTCATGTGGTGAGGCTGGAACTTTATTAGAGTTAGTAAAACGTGTAGCGCACAAGAATGACTTTGAAGCTATGCGATTTATATCTGCTAAGGAGACGGAATCATTAGAGAATTTTGATGAGTTGCTGGCAGAAGCAATGAAAGATAAGCCAGTCTTTGAAGAGTTCTCACAGGAAACTTTGTTAAAGCTACACTCTAGTTTATTAGCAAACGATAGGGCTAAAGATTACTTTAAGTCTCGCAGCATTCATGCTCAGGCTATCTTAGATTTTTCTTTAGGATATTCAGACAATATGGACATGGTTATTGTTCCAGTGCATAGTCCAGACGGAATGCCAATTGGAATTGTTGGAAGATCTGTTGAGGGCAAGTCTTTTAAAAATAGCACCAATCTACCTAAGAGCAAAACACTATTTAACATTCATCGTGCTAAAAAAATAGGAGATCAAATTATTGTTGTTGAATCCAGCTTTGATGCCATTAGAATACATCAGGCTGGCTTTCCAAATGTTGTAGCAACACTTGGGGGGTTTTTGTCAACAGACCAACAAGTATTATTAAATAGATATTTCAATAGAATAATTGTTATGACGGATGCGGATTTAGCTGGAAGAGAACTAGGAATGAGCTTGGCTAATAAATTAAGAACAAAAGACATCTTGTGGGCTTCTTACAGTTATGGTAAGATATATCCACATGATGCAAAGGATGCAGGAGATATGACTGATGAAGAAATTAAAGCCTGTATTAAAAATGCTGTATCCGATATAGAATACAGATCTTGGAATCAGTGATATAATAGTAATACAGATGGATTTATACCATCAACTACAAAAGGAGAATACATTATGGGTATAGTAAAAGGACTTAAAGATTTAAATAAGGCACTAGATAAGCCTGCATATAACGAGTCAGATTCAACTAAGGGCCGTTGGGTAAAGCTAGAAGATGCAGAAAGCGTAAAGATTAGATTTTTACAAGAGCTTGATCCAGATTCACCAAGCTACAACGAAAAAAATGGCTTAGGCTTTATTGCCGTAGAGCACACAAATCCAAAAGATTATCGTCGCAAGGCTCTATGCACAATGGAAGACCAAGGTAAGTGCTGGGGTTGCGAACAACATAGAAAAGATTACAAGGCTGGGTGGAAAGGCCGCTCACGTTTATACATTAACGTACTTGTGGATGATGGCAAAGAAGATCCATATGTTGCAATTCTTTCACAAGGTAGTAGCGGAAAAACAGTTACGCCAACTCTAATTGAATACGCTGGAGAAATGGGAAGCATTACGAACTTAATGTGGAGAATTAAGCGAAGCGGAACCAAGACAGACACAAGCTACACAATTATTCCATTAGCTAAGGATGAAACACCATTTGACTACTCATCTTTAGAACTTTATGAATTAGAAACATCTGCGGTAAGAGATCTTCCATATACAGATCAGGAATCTTTCTTTGCTGGAGAACATTCAAACAATGAAGAGCAGAGTTCGTCTTCTACAAGTAGCAGTTTAGACTGGTAAACGTTTGGCAGGGAGCAGAGCAATCTGCTCCCATATGCCAGAGTAGCCCAGCGGCAGAGGCGGTAGACTTAAAATCTATACAGCGTGAGTTCGAATCTCACCTTTGGTACATGGAAGAAAAGGCGGAAATGATTAATCTAGAGATACCAGACCCATTTGATACTTTTGTGTCAAAGAAATACAAAGACTTTAAGGGAATGATGTATGACTTCTTTAATAAAGAATGGCATATGTCATGCAGATGCTGCAAAGAAGATTTATATGCACCAAGTAAAAAGATAATGACTAAGATTAGACTTTATCATTCTAGAGTAGAATGTACAGGCGGATACTAATGAGTTTTACACACTTACACGTTCACTCATACTACTCACTGATGGATGGTTTAAATTCTCCTAAAGAGCTGTGTCAGGCTGCGTTAGATGCAGGACAAACAGCAATTGCAATTACAGATCATGGAACTTTAGCCTCACATCGTGAAATGCAGATTGCTGCTAAGGAATTGGGCATCAAGCCCATACTAGGGGTTGAAGCATACATTTCACCAACTGATAGGTTTGATCGTTCTTCTAAAACAGATAAATCTATTCAGGCATATAATCACATTATCCTTTTAGCTAAAAATAAAAAAGGCTTAAAAAACATAAACATATTACAGGAACTTGCATGGAACGAAGGGTTTTATCATAAGCCACGTATTGATAGAGAGGTATTAAAAGAATATGCAGAAGGCATTATTGTCCTATCTGGTTGCCTTAATGGACTTATTTCTAAAGCTATTGAGAAAGGCGAATTCTCAGAAGCCAAGCTTATACTCAAAGATTTTAGTAAGACTTTTGGTGACGACTTTTACATTGAGGTGCAATCTCATAATCCGCATGAAATAAATTCAAAGCTGCTTGAGTTGGCAGATGAGCTTAAAATTAAGGCGGTGGCAACAGGAGATGCACACTTTGCTAAAGAAGAAGATAGAATCCTAGAAGAAGCATTACTTATATTGTCTACATCGCCAAAGGCTGATAAAGACATGGACTTTGACATGTCTAGAAATATGAAGAATATGTTAGATAGATTTAATTATCTTTATCCTGAGCGTAGAATTTCATTTCAAGACTATAATCTATTTATTCAAAGTCGTGAAGAAATTGAGGCTGATTTTAAGAAGGCTTTAATTAATCGAACAGACATCTTTGATAATACAATGGAAATTGCTGATAAGGTTCAGGAATATGACTTTTACCAAGGACTAGACCTTCTGCCAGTCCCAAAGACTGATGCTGATGAAAGACTACAGGAGCTGGCTCTACAGGGCTTAGAGAGGCTAGGGAAGGCTTCAGATGAGGCTTATCTGGAGCGCATCAAAGAAGAGATGAAGGTGATTTCTAAAAAGAAATTCTCCTCATACTTCCTAGTTGTTTCTGATATGGTTAATTGGGCCAAGGAAAATAATATTATGGTGGGCCCAGGCCGTGGATCAGCTGCGGGGTCCCTAGTCTGCTACGCCTTGGGCATCACAGATGTTGATCCAATTAAATATAACCTACTGTTCTTTCGTTTTATTAATGAAGAAAGAAATGACTTTCCAGATGTTGACGTAGACTTTATGGATAGACAGAGAAAAGAAGTAAAAGAGTATTTAAAGAAAAGGTTTACACACGTTGCTTCTATTTCAACATACACCTATTTTAAAGATAAAGGTGTTATTCGTGATGCATCTCGTGTATTTATGGTACCACTTCAAGAAGTCAATCGTGCATTAAAGCCAGTGGATACATTTGAAGATTTTATGGAGTCTCCAAATACAAAAGAGTTTAGAACTAGGTATCCAGAGGTTGTATGGCTTGCAGATAGACTACGTGGAAGAATTAGGTCCGTTGGAGTACATGCATCAGGAGTAGTTGTTGCAAAGGATAACTTAAGAAACTATGCACCAGTTGAGTCTAGAGAAGATGCACAGGATAAAGTTTCAGGGAGAATACCAGTTGTTGGTTACGACATGGATACGGTTGCAGATGTAGGCCTTATTAAGCTTGACGTTCTTGGGCTTAAAACTCTTTCTGTAATTTCAGACACCCTGCAGTCTATTAAGAATCGTACAGGTAAAGATATCAATCTGTCTGAATTAAAACTAGACGATGCTAATGTATATAAGATGCTAAGCGATGGATACACGAAAGGTGTTTTCCAGGCGGAAGCTACCCCATATACAAATCTACTTATTAAAATGGGTGTAGATAAGTTTGAGGATTTGGTTGCATCTAATGCACTTGTTCGTCCAGGTGCCATGAATACAGTAGGCGCTGCATACATTAATCGTAAAAACGGCAAAGAGGCTGTTGATTATAGCCATAAGATCATGAAAGAGTTTACTGAAAATACATATGGTGTTATTATATATCAAGAGCAGGTTATGCAGGCCTGTGTTTATTTAGGAGGAATGTCTTGGTCAGAGGCTGATAAGGTCCGCAAGATTATTGGAAAGAAGAAAGATGCAAAAGAGTTTGACCAATTCAAAGATAAGTTTATTAATGGGGCTTCAGAGCACATTACTAAGAAAAAGGCAGAGGCCCTATGGCACGACTTTGAGGCGCATGCGGGTTATTCTTTCAACCGCTCTCACGCTGTTGCTTACTCTATGCTTAGTTATTATACTGCTTGGCTTAAGTCCTATTATCCTCTTGAGTTCATGTTTTCAATACTTAAAAACGAAAATGACAAGGACGCAAGAACAGAATATCTGATTGAAGCTAAGCGCCTAGGATTGCGTATTATGCTTCCACACATTAACGAATCAGACATTTATTTTTCATTGCAAGAAGACGGAATTAGATTTGGTTTAGCAGAAGTAAAATTTATTTCTGACAGTATTGCTAACAAAATTATGGAAAGAAGGCCTTATGCAGACTATTCAGACTTTATTACTAAAGCATCTAAAAAAGGTAGCGGCATTAACAGTAGGGCTATTGCTGCTCTCAACTCCATCGGTGGTGCGGCGTTTGATGATAATCCGAGACAAGGTAATGAGAAAGACAACTACTACGAATACTTAGGAATACCTACATTTAATTTAGCAGGCATTCCTCCTAGAATTAAATCTCAGGCTAGACCTATTGATGATTTTGATGATCTTGGTTCGTTTGTAATGTTTGGTATGGTTAAAAGCATCAAGCGTGGAAGCGGGTGGGCAAGAGTAGAGCTTGTAGATGAGACAGGAACCATTGGTTTATTCCATCATGAAGATACTCAAATTGAACCAAACCAAATGTACTTCATCCTTGTAGGAGATAATCGTATTGCTAGATACGTTAATGTAAAAGAAATTGATCCAAATGCCGCAGACCTATTTGTTGACTATCTGTATAGAAAAGAATATGATTTAGAAGAAGATGAATATATGGTTGTTAATTTTACAAACTATAAAACAAAGGCTGGAAAAATGATGAGCCACATTGTTTTATCAAATGCTCAAAAAGAGTTAACCAGAGCAATTGTATTCCCAACACTTTACAAGATGTCTTTGGCCAAGATGAGAGAAGGAATGAAGTGTAAGGTTGTGCTTTCAAAGCTTGATGACGGCACATTAAATGTAAAGGAAATAAAATGATTGAAGTTAAATTGACTACAGATGAGGCAAAACGCCTTGAGACATTTATTGGAGATCATAGAAGTATGTGCATGAGTTATCTATATGATGACATTGTTCCAGAAGATTGGGAGCCTTACGGCTTATACGATGGATGCGATACATGCGAAACAAGAGAACACCTGATGGCAACATTTGATTGGCTTAAATCAAATGGCAAGATAGATATATTTGTGGAGGACTAATGACAGAAGAATTACCAGTGGACTTAAATATAGGACAATTACTAATTGCTATATTAGACACAGTAAAAAGTATAGATGTTAAAACTGTAACATTTTTAAATGCCGCATCTGATACTAGACAAATTGCAGTAGACTATAATGAGGAAGAATCTTCATTTACATTTAGATTAAAGGATATAGAAGATGAAGCCATTTGATATGGTCACTGATTATGGTATTGATGCATTAGCAGCAACCCTACACCAGACAGCAGTTGAAAAAGGATTTTGGGATGGAGAAGTAACTAATGACAAGATTGGAAATAAACTTGCGCTAGTTCATTCAGAGGTAACAGAAGTTTTAGAAGCAATTAGAAAAAGTAAAGGATCAGAGTCTGTTGTTGAAGAAATGGCAGATGTCCTTATTCGTTTATTAGATTTGTATGCTGCTATGCGTGATGAAAATCTTATTGAACATAGTTTTGATGAAGTTTTAGATAAAAAATTAAATATTAATAAAGAGCGTCCAAGACTTCACGGCAATTTATTTTAATGCTATACTATGAGAAAGAAAGAGTTTAAATGACAATTATAATTGATAATATCTTAGCAAAGCTAGACCCAAAGACAAGAGCAAGAGTTCAGTCCGCACAAAATGTTGTTGTTGAAAAGCAATTAACACCAAGTATAGGGTTGAACATGGCACTAAAAGGTGGTCTTGGGTACGGCAGACAGGTCTTAGTTTGGGGAAACAAATCAGCTGGCAAGTCTTCCTTTTGCTTACAAATGATTGCCATTGCACAAAAAGAAGGAAAGACATGTGCTTGGATTGATGCTGAGGCTTCTTATGATCAATCTTGGGCAGAGTCATTAGGCGTAGATTCTTCTTCTCTTATCTATTCCCCAGCCAAAACAGTTAATGATATGGTTGACGTAGCAACAAAACTTATGGATGCTGGAGTTGATTTAATTGTTGTTGATTCCATTTCAGCATTATTGCCAGCCATCTATTTTGAAAAAGATGGAAATGAAATGAAAGATTTGCAAGACACTAAGCAAATCGGCGCAGAAGCAAAGGATATGACCCACGCAGTCAAGATGTTAAACTATGCAAACAAAAACACATTACTTGTTCTTATCTCACAGCAACGAAATCAATTTGGATCTATGCATGCTAGTCACATCCCCACAGGTGGCATGGCAGTCAAGTTCTTTTCTTCCACTGTCATTAAACTCTGGTCGTCTGAGGCTGAGGCGAATGCTATTAAGGCTGGGATTAAAGTTGGCGACAAGATCATTGAACAAAGAGTTGGACGGCCAGTTAACTGGATTATTGATTACAACAAGCTTGGCCCCCCAAATCTATCAGGACAGTACGACTTTTATTACCAAGGGGAAGCTTTGGGTGTAGACAGGATCGGAGAGACTCTTGATGTTGCAGAGATGTGCGGAATAGTAGAAAAAGGTGGAGCATGGTATACAGTAAATGGAGAACGTTTTCAAGGACGTGCAAAGGCTGTAGCATACTTAAGAGAAAATCCAGATGTTGTAGACAACTTAGTAGGAGAAATAAATGCCAGATCTTAATGAATTTTTTAATAAGCCAAATGAAAAGGTAGATCCATACAACCTAGAAAAGCTTGGTGGCATAAGGCCATGTTCAAAATGTGATGAGGATGTAGAAGGAGCGTTTTGGGATGCCCTAGATATGGTCATGTCATGGAAGTGCTCTAAGGGTCACGAAACTGTATTTAAGGTTGGATGATGTCAGAAAGATCTGAAGTAAAGCGTGATGGTGCAAAGGCACAAAAAAACAGTGGTCGTGGAGATTATCAAAAAGGTGACGCACAGTGGAAGCAGTTCCTTGTAGACTATAAAGAAGCAGGGAAGTCTTTTGCTTTAAACAAAGATAATTGGGCAAAGATATGCACTGATACATTTAAAGTTAATAGAGACATGCACCCAGCATTAAAGATTATTATTGGCGAAGAATCCAAGGTCCGTCTTGGAATTATTGAATGGGCAGTTTTAGAAGAGCTGATCCAATTTTGGGAGGATAACCATGATTAAAGAAGTATTTTTAACAACACTAACTGGAATTGCAGTTGGAGGTATATTTAGTATTTTAAAATTACCTATTCCAGCCCCTCCAGTATTTGCAGGTCTTATGGGAATTGTTGGTCTATGGATTGGCTATGGGATTGTTCAGAGGTTCATCTAATGAATATGTTTTTACTTGGACTTGGTATAGGTTTTGTCATTGGATATGCTATGGGTTTATTTATAGATAAACTAGACAAAAGGGAGAGGGCTAAGAATGACACAAGATAAAAATACATTAGAGTTGATAAGCGACATTACAGAATTTAATGATCTGCATGAGTTTATGAAAGATGATCACCTAGATAAGGCCCTTGCTATTGTGGTAAAATTATTAATGAATCCAGATGTACCTTCAGCAAAAGCCCCACATCTTATTATGGAGCTTCAGGCTATGTCAACTAAGTTTGCTGTGCTTGCCTCAGTATATTCAACTATTGCAAAGGACAAGGCTGGAACAGAAAATAATAACAAGAAGAACATTTATTATTCAGTAAAGGAGTCCATAGACAAACTTGTAGATGCACTTAAGTATGTCGTTAGGTACAATTCATAATGGGTAGAGATATAGTAAAGAACCTTAAGTTTAAGAAGCATACTGGCAAGTACTTTGATCCAGAAAAATTTGCTGCCCTACTTGATGAGTCATACAGAAATACAAAGCGTGCAGATGGAGAGATGACAAAGAAATCATTTAGCCCAAGCTCGCTTGGCTATGGTCACGGAACATGCCCAAGATATTGGTATATGGCTTTTAGCGGAGCAATGTTTATTGATGATAACGATGCTGTTGCTGTTGCTAATATGGCTCAGGGAACTCAGGCTCATGAAAGACTACAGAATTTAATTAAGACAATGCCAGAGTGGAGAGCGGAAGAGGAAGAGATCGTTAATGAGTATCCTCCTATTCGTGGTTTTATTGACTTAATTATGGAGTATGATGGCGAGACTGTTATTGGTGAAATTAAGACGGCAAAGCAAGAAGTATGGGATACAAGACAGGCTGAGATGAAATCATCCGCTAACCATATGCTACAGTTGCTTACATATATGAAGCTTAAGAATGCTAAAGAAGGATTCTTTCTTTATGAGAATAAGAATACACAAGAGATCCTTATTATTCCAATTTCAATGAACGAAAAAAATACAGAGATTATTGAGAATACATTCTTATGGATGCAAGAGGTCTGGGATAATTTTCAAGACGGAGATCTACCAATGCGTCCTACTGGTGCAACAAAGTCAAAGATGCCATGTACATACTGCCCAGTTAAAAAAGAATGCTATTCAAAGGAAACACCTATTGGAACAGTTCAAATTGAGAAGTTTGAGGTGCCAAAGCTGTGATTTGCGGAAATAAAGAGTGTGCTAAAGACTTTAATGCCAAAACACATAATCAAAAGTACTGCTCTGATGAGTGCTGCAGAATTGCAACAAACAGAAGGATCATGGAAAAGTATTATGAAAAGAAGGCTATTAGAGGCGGCGCATTCAGGGCTTGCTCTAAATGTAAAATTAAGCTAAGTAGATATAATCAATCTAACATATGCTCTTCATGTGAAAAAAAGATAAATGTTTCTAATAAAAATAAATTAATTGGTATGATCGATGACGTTAGCTAGCCTAAAAAAGACACAGGCCAACAGGGTTTTGGGGATAGATGCCTCAACAAATTCAATTGCGTTCTGTTTAATGGAAAATGATGTTCCATTAAAGTGGGGCAAGATAAACATAATTGGCAATGATATATATGAAAAGATATACGACGCTAAGGTCAAGATGTCTGTAATGCTTGATGAATTAAAGTCAGACTACATTGTAGTAGAGGGCGCTATCCTTGTCAGATCACCTGATGCTGTGATAAAATTATCATATGTATATGGCGTTGTTATTGCTGAGCTTATGTCTACTGGAGCTAAGGTCATCACTATTTCTCCTACCGCTTGGCAGGCTTATATTGGAAACAAAAATCCAACAAAAGATGAAAAGGCGGCTATCAGATTAAAGAGTCCAGGATACGCAGACTCATGGTATAAGACACAAATAAGAAATATGAGAAAGCAAAGAACAGTAGACTATTTTAATAAGAAGTATAGATTGTCATTAGATGATTTCGATGTAGCAGATTCATTTGGAATTGCTCATTACGCAAATAAGGTGCTCACAGAACGATGAAATTCTATCAAAGCAAAGAGTGGCTATATAGAAGATATATAGTTCAAAAGAAGACAGTTACGGAAATAGGCAAAGAGTGTGGAGTATCTGCTATGACAATACAAAGATACCTAGAACAGTTTGGGTTAATTAAAAAAAGATGAAGATACATGAAAATGGAAAAGGGCAAGCTGGCCAAGACTCTTTCGTATTAAATGTTTTAAATGAAAAAAGAAATGGTTGGTATGTTGAAGTTGGTTCTAGTGACCCTGTAATATATAACAATACCTACATACTAGAAACAGAGTATGGTTGGCAGGGTGTAGGATTTGAATGGGATCAAGATGCAGCTGATATTTATAATAGCGTAAGAAAAAATAAATGTATTTCTGCAGACGCTACACAGTTTGATTATTTAAAGTATTTTCAAGACAATGCTTTTCCAAAACAAATAGACTACCTTCAACTTGATATAGAGCCAGCCTATCAAACTTTAGCAGCCTTAAAACAGATTCCATTAACAGAATATAGATTTTCTGTAATAACATACGAACACGATTTGTATGCAGATCCAGCAAATAAAGAAATCAAAGAGGAGTCTATAAGAATTTTGTCGTCTTTAGGCTATAAGCTTTTAGTAGAAAATGTTAACGACGGTTCCCCAGATAGAATATTTGAGGACTGGTGGATAGATCCACAAGTTATTAGGAGTACAGACACATGATATCAAAAACAATATGGCAAACATACGAAACACCAATTGATCAGTTGCCTTCAAAAGCACAAGAAAGCTTACAAACCTGGAAGAATTTAAATCCAAACTGGTCTCATGGATATATGAGCGGAGCTGATAGAGAAGACTTTTTTAGAACTGAGTTTGGCGGAGAAGTTTTTGATACATATATGAAATATCCAATGGGGGTAATGAAAGCAGGTCTGTGGAGATTCGCCATTCTTTATAAAAATGGTGGAGTATACGCTGATTTAGATACAGAATGTATCAACCCCATAGACACTTGGTTAGATCAGCAGTACGATATGATTCTTGATTTGGAAGGTAATACACCATGGTATGCCACACAGGTCATTGCTTCATCTAAAGGTCATAAATTTTTAGAAGATGCTATCAATATGGCGGTTGAAAGAGCAAGAGGTGGAATTGTAGAACAGCAACACATGGTTCATTACTATACAGATGTGGCTATGTTTACAGACAGCTTATTTAAATCAATGAATATTGAAGACGGATATAATGGAGATTTAAAGCAGAGAACACTTGAGTTTAACGAATTGCCAATTGCAAAAGAAAATAAATTCTTTAGTTTTGGTGGCAATGATGCTCGTAGGCTTTTAGATGTAGACGTTAAACATCTTTATTGGGGAGATGGAAGGCTAGAAAACTATGTAGCTTGGAAAAAGGATTCCATTTTTGAAAATTTAACTGTTGAAGACGTACAAAAAAGTCAGGCTAATAATCAATGAGCACTATAGGAGTTCTGCCAGCTTCTGGTAAAGCCGCAAGGGTAGGAGGAATACCTAAGTTTTGCTTACCTATTTCTGATGAAAGATCTCTTCTGCAATGGCATGTAGAGCAAATGCTTGAGGTTTGCGATGAAGTTAGGGTTTCAACTAGAGCAGAGTGGGTTCCAATTATCCAAAATATGGATATGAATATTAAGCTTATCGTACGTGAGCCATCAACAATGTCTGATGCAGTTAGGTTTATGGTTGGAGATTATAACGATACTGTTTTAGTCGGAATGCCAGATACATATATTCTAGGTACTCAAAAAAATATTTATAAAGAGATGATAAAATCTCCTGGAGACTTAGTTCTAGGTACATGGGAGTGTAACGAAGAATTAAAAGGTAGGGTTGGTCAAGTATTAATATCTGGCGACAAAGTTCTTTCTTCTAAGGATAAGTCAAACAACTGTGATTATCCTGATATGTGGGGCACTATGCTATTTCGTAAAAATTTGGTAAGATACATAGACATTGAGCTAGAACATCCAGGAAAGCAGATTCAAGAATGGATCGATATGAGTCTGGATATTAGAGCTGTAAAGCCAGGCGGCAAGTATATGGATATAGGAACACTAAAAGGTCTTAAACAATTATATAAGGAGATGGAATAATGGGATTTACATCATATCCAAATAAAGAAAACGGTTACCAAATGTGGGTAACAGACTTACAGTTAATGGCAACAGACGCTCCTTCAGGACATAAGATAATTGTAGAGTGTCTTGAGATGGCAGAAATGCTAATTAATAAAAATATATCGTACGGAGACTCAGCATTAAGTCCTATTCGTATATTTTCTCAGGCGGATAACCAAGAGCAAATTAAAATTCGTATTGATGATAAGATAAATCGTATTAAGAATGGCTCAGGATTTGCAGGAGATAATGATATTGACGATATGATTGGTTATTTAATCTTACTTAAAATCGCTAAGAAGCTTGCTATTTCAGTCGACTAGAAGTATAATTATCTAATGAGTATAGAAAATAGACCATGGGGTTACTATCAGATTCTAAATGAATCAGATAACCATAAGACAAAATACATCTATGTTGAATCTGGAAAACGATTATCTTATCAAAAGCATGAGAAAAGACATGAGCACTGGTTTATAGTTTCTGGCAATCCATATGTAACAATAAACGGGGTAAGCAAAATTATGTCACCAGGACATTCTATAGATATAAAAGCTGGCGATCTTCATAGAATAGAGTCTCAACAGAGTCCTGTAGAGTTTATAGAGGTTCAAACAGGCACCTACTTTGGAGAAGATGATATTCAAAGAATAGAGGATGATTACAATAGAAATTGAATTAGCAGATCATTATGATCGCATGAATAAAGTTGTTGAGGAATTATTGAAGGGAAATAGCCCTACAGCAATTGCAACTTTGACTGGATTTAAAAGGGCAGAGGTAATTGAGCTTATTGATGAATGGAAGTCTGTTGTTCATAATGACAACTCATCAAGAGAGCGTGCCAAGGAAGCAATATCTGGAGCAGACCAACACTACGCAATGCTCATTAAAGAGGCCTGGAAGACCGTAGAGGACGCAGATCAATCTGGTCAACTAAATGTTAAGGCCAATGCATTAAAGCTTATCTCAGACATTGAAACCAAAAGAATTGGAATGTTGCAACAGGTAGGTCTGTTGGATAACGCAGAACTTGCAGGACAAATTGCAGACACTGAGCGAAAGCAAGACATACTAGTAAGAATATTAAAAGAGGTTACATCGACCTGTCCTAAATGTAAGATGGATGTTGCAAAGAGGCTCTCTCAGATTACTGGGGTAGTAGAGTCAGTTGTAATTGAGGACGCAGATGTCGTTTGATTTTTCAGATCTAATCGACATGCTTGACGGAGAAGAATTTGACGAAAAGCCCGTTGATTTAAGAACATTTGTGAACGGACCAGAGTATCTTGGCCTGCCACCTTTGTCTGAATTTCAATACACATTAATTGAAAAAAGCTCACAGATTTATAAAGAAGCAACTCTTATTAAGCTCTTCGGAGAAGAAGAGGGAAGAATCAGATCAAAGCAAACAGCAAATGAAGTTGTTGCTCAATTAGGAAAAGGATCTGGAAAAGATTACTGTTCAACCATTGCTGTAGCTTATATAGTGTATCTATTGCTATGCTTAAAAGATCCAGCAACATATTATGGAAAGCCACCTGGCGACAGCATAGATATTATTAACATTGCGATTAACTCACAGCAGGCTAACAATGTTTTCTTTAAAGGGTTTAAGACAAGAATTGATAAGTCACCATGGTTTGTTGGAAGATATAATGCAAAGGCTTCAGAAGTTCAATTTGATAAAGCAATTACAGTTCACTCTGGACACTCAGAGCGTGAGGCATGGGAAGGCTACAACGTAATCGTTGTAATCCTTGACGAAATTTCAGGGTTTAGTATTGAAAATACAACTGGTCATGAGCAGGCAAAAACTGGCTCTGCCATTTATGACATGTACAGGGCATCAGTAGATTCTCGTTTCCCAGACTTTGGCAAAGTAATTCTTCTTTCTTTCCCACGTTATAAGAATGATTATATTCAACAAAGATATGATGCGGTGGTGGCTGAAAAAGAAACTATTATTCGTGAGCATAAATTTAAAATGTATGAAGAATTACCAGACGGAACAGAAGGTAATGAGTTTGATATTCAGTGGGAAGAAGATCATATAATTTCCTATAAGATTCCAAAAGTCTATGCACTTAAGCGCCCAACATGGGAGATTAATCCAGTTAGAACAATTGATGATTTTAAAACAGCTTTCTATACGAATCCATCAGATGCTCTTTCAAGATTTGCATGCATGCCACCAGAAGCAATTGATGCATTCTTTAAGTCTAGAGAAAAGGTTGAGAAGGCATTTAATGTAGGAGCACAGGCCGTAGACAGCTTTGGAAGACTTCAAGAATGGTTTGTTCCAGATCCAGATAAGGTTTATTTCCTTCACGTAGACTTAGCGCAAAAGCATGACCATTGTGCAGTTGCAATGTCACATGTTCAAAAGTGGGTTAATGTTAAAGTCACTGATACATATTCTCAGCCAGCACCTATTATTGAAGTAGATGCAGTAAGATATTGGACACCAACAAAAGATAAGTCAGTTGATTTTACTGAAGTTAAAGACTATATTTTATCTCTTAGGTCAAGGGGATTTAATATAAAGGTTTGTACATTTGACCGATGGAATTCTCATGACATGATGCAGCAGCTAAAGCAGTATGGGGTTAACACAGAAATATTATCTGTGGCAAAGAAACATTATGACGATATGGCAATGGTTATTGCTGAAGAAAGGCTGAGGGGCCCAGCAATACAACTACTTGTTGATGAGTTATTACAGCTAAAGATTATGAGAGACAGAGTAGATCACCCAAGAAAAGGATCTAAAGACTTGGCAGACGCTGTTTGTGGATCAATATTTAATGCAATAAGCAGGACTAGATTTGCAACAAATGAAGAAGTAAATATTCATACATATGAATCAATGTCGTTCGAACAAGATTTTGGAAAACCAAAAGAAGAAGAGTCAGTCATGAATATGATTAGGGCGCCAAGAATGCCAGACAGCTTAGCAAGTGAAATAGAAAGAATGACTATACTATGAGCATCTACCAAGAAAAAGCTAAAGAATGTAAATGTTGCGGAAAACATGTTCCTCTGCCAACTGTTTTAAAAGAATACAACGAGGTATTGCTTTGCCCCACAACTTTTGCAAATGTGATAGAATATAAAAGATTATGGAAGTCACTTGGTTCAAGGCCATCTGGAAACATAAGAAAGCATTTCTCTGACTATGTGCAGCAGTTAGTAGAAGTAACTATTGACAAAAATGAAGACGGTACGTTACAATAAACACTTGGCACCAGTAGCCAAGTTGGTTAAGGCCCCGAACTCATAATTCGGCTATCGTAGGTTCAAGTCCTACCTGGTGTACAAGAAAGGTAACAATGGATGGTTTAGAGCCAGAAGATGGCGAGATGTTAGATTACTATATCCAGCTTGGCGCTATAGAAGTTGCTGGGATATCAGAGGACGGCGAATTTATATTTGGAATAACTGAACTTGCAAGAGAAGTTGCTCCAGATTTATGGGAAGCGCATGCAAACCATGTAGATCAATCTATGATGCAGCTATATGAAATGGGTTTAGTTAATATAACCTATGATGAAAATTTAAATGCAACTTTTGAATTAACTGAAGAAGGAAAGAAAGTATCAAAAGATTTTGGAATTATTGAACTAGATAATCCAGACATACCAAATAACTAGGAGGAATAAAATGCCTTGGCAAATTAAACAGAATGCAGCAGGATGCAGCGGGTACGCTGTAGTAAAAGAAGATACTGGAGAACTTGTTGGATGTCACTCTGGCAGAACCGCAGCTGAAGCACAGATGAGAGCTTTATATGCATCAGAGTCTGATACCAAAAAGATGGAAGATAAAAAGAAAAAGATCTTTTAAACATATTGACCTCTAGCTCAATGTTTGTTACAATTGAGCTATGACAAAGATGTGTGTAAAATGTGGAGTTACAAAGCCACTTGACCTATTTGCAAAAGCAAGTAGGTACAAGGACGGCAGAAGAAGTTATTGTAAAGGATGTCACTCTATTTATATGAGTGATTATTATAAAAAAAATCCAGAAAAGTTATTAAGCGAAGCAAAACTAAAGTCTGCTAAAAATAGGACGAACTGGAAAAGGCATAAGTTATCTGAAGAAGAATACAATAATCTTTATGAAATTTATGATGGTAAGTGTCACTCATGCAAAGATAGAAAAGCTACGAACATAGATCATGATCACCTATGCTGCTCAGGATCATTTTCTTGTGGAAAATGTGTTAGAGGAATCTTATGTAATCAGTGCAATACAGCTTTAGGATTGCTAGGAGATAGTACAGAAAAAATTAAAAGCCTTTTAAAATATTCACAGTTTTAAATGTATCTCCCCGTATTGGCAATGGTTTCTACCCATTAGGCGCATAACGGATCAATGCACGTTCGAATCGTGTCGGGGAGACCATGCGGATGTTGCATATTGGTAGTGCCTCTGCCTTCCAAGCAGAAGGGGTGAGTTCGATTCTCATCATCCGCTCAAAAGAAAAAATGGTATAATAAGATTGGCTGTCCAATAGGAGGCCACTAAATTAATTTATTCGCTTGAAGGAGGAATAATATGGTTAACACATTCTCACTGGATCTTTTTAAGGATCCTTTTTTTATTGGTTGGGATCGCCATTTTCAAGATCTCGAAAAGGTAATGCATAATTCAACAAGCTACCCACCATACAATTTGGTTGAGGTGAGCGAAGACACTTATATGATTGAACTAGCTTTGGCTGGATTTAAGAAAGAAGACATTTCTATTGAACAAGAAAAGAATGTCTTAACAATTAAGGGATCTTCGCAGGAAGATGAAAACAATTATATTCATAAAGGAATTGGTGCAAGAGCATTTACACGAACATTTTCTTTATCTGAATATATGAACGTAACAGGGGTTGTCATGGAAAATGGCGTCCTTCGTGTTCTTATTGTTAAGTTAGTTCCAGAAGAAGCAAAACCAAAAACATTTGAAATTCTTGATTCTTTTACACCAGAAGAGAAGGTCTTTGCCCCATCGTCACGTAAGAAGAAGAGAGAAATAGTATAATATAAATCTGCACCCCGTCACTGGGGAGTCGCAGACGACGGGTCGCTACCCGTAGGATGGACCTGAGCATGTCTATAAACTGCTCATTAATATTAAGGAGAATCATGTTTGAGTATTATGTAAAAAAGGTTAGTAAGGTTGTGGATGGAGACACAATAGATGTAGACATTGATCTTGGATTTGATATCTCGTTTAGTTCAAGAGTTCGTTTGGCAGGAATAGATACTCCAGAAAGTAGAACAACAGACAAGATTGAAAAAGCATTAGGCCTTGAAGCTAAAGCATATTTAAAGAATGCAATTGATTCAGCAAAAACTGTTGTTATTAAAACAGAAAAAATGAATTCTTCAGAAAAATATGGAAGAATTTTAGGTTGGATATTTTTAGACGGATCTGATGTTTCTATCAATCAAAAAATGATTAATGATGGTCATGCGTGGGGATATATGGGAGAGACTAAGGTCAAAGATTTTGATGCCTTAGCAAAAGCGAGAAAAAAGAGCGGGAAGTAATGCCAGTATACGAGTATCGTTGTATTGATGATGAAGAACATCCAATCATCGAAATAACAAGAGGTATAATGGATACAGAATCCATTTATAAATGTGATGTTTGTAAGTCATTAATGACAAGACATTTCACTCCATTTGGAATTCAATTTAAAGGATCTGGGTTTTACAAGACAGATAATCCTAAATGATTTAATGCTATAATTAACTAAATAGACAATAGGTTTGTTTAGGAGTTATAGTTGACTGGGACACAAGCATGGAGATTATCATTAGCCGCCATTTTAATGTTTGGATGGGTATTTCTTACTCCTGCCCACGGAGATGATCCACTTAGCGTAGCTGCTCAAGAAATACAAGAGCTTAATAATAAAGTATCTAATTTAGCTTATCAAGATGATTTTATAGATCTTATAGACATAGCAGAAAATAAATTTACATATGCTAAAAATGCGATGGATCTTAAAGAAGATGCATATGATGCCTATGATGATGCAGTAGATGCAGAAGCATCAGCCTTAGAGGCAAAAGTCCTTGCCCAGTCAAATGTAGATGCACAAACAGCAGTAGTAGCACTAGCACTTGAACATAAAGACAGCGCACTTGAAGATAAGAATGATGCACAGGATGCACTCAGCATAGCCAATATTAATGTTCAAACCACCCAATCAAATATGCAAAATGCTGGTGGAACTGGGCTTTCCTATACAGTTTATAACCTATTAAGAAATGGTAATCAAGCAGTTACTGGATCTGTAATATGTACTGGCACATGGAACTCAAATCATATGCAGCTTCCAGTATGTGGAAATAGATATGAAAACTTTATAGTTAATTTTAGTGGTAGGATTACAGTACCTTCATGGTTTACTCAAACATATTTTGCAGGTTATACCGACGATGGGTTTAGAATGTATGTCGATGGACAACTGGCTGTAAATAACTGGGTAGAGCAAGGAACAACATGGAGCGATTATTCTCCAGTATATGATGTTAGTGAAGACAAAACTTTAGATGTAGAAATATGGTGGTATAACGGTGGAGGCCCAGGTTCATATCATCTTGGATGGGGGATTCCTGGAGGATGGACTGGGGCAGGATGCGACTACGCTGGAAATCCAAGGGTTTGGGGACAAGATTTTAGTTGTAATCTTAACACATTTTCTCACGGGCCTGGAGCAACACAAGAGCAAATAGATGAATACAATAATGCAGTTGCAGAAAGGGCTACAGCGCAAACAAATTATAACAATAAGTCTGCAGTATACAATGATAAGCTTGTAGTATACAACTCTGAAAACGCAACGCTGTCATCAATGAATCAGATTTTACAAACAAAGACACAGGAGCATCTTGATGCCGTTGCGGACACAGAAGATGCTCTAGATTTAAAGAATAGTAGAATAAATACATATGATCAATCTATAATTGATTTAAATTCTGCTATTGAAGATGCATGGAACTATTATTTTGAACAATCTGAAAGAGAATTAAACGCCGCAATTGCACAAGCAGCAGCAAACGCTGCAGCAAATCAGCCAACACCAGAACCAAGCCCAGAACCAACAGACGAGCCTACATCTGAACCAACAGACGAGCCTACAT